AGCCTCGTCGGTGCCAGCCTCGACGGTGCCCGCCTCGTCGGTGCCCGCCTCGTCGGTGCCAGCCTCGTCGGTGCCAGCCTCGTCGGTGCCCGCCTCGACGGTGCCCGCCTCGTCGGTGCCAGCCTCGACGGTGCCAGCCTCGACGGTGCCAGCCTCGACGGTGCCCGCCTCGACGGTGCCCGCCTCGACGGTGCCAGCCTCGACGGTGCCAGCCTCGACGGTGCCAGCCTCGACGGTGCCAGCCTCGTCGGTGCCACGATCAAAGGCGAAAAAATTTCGCGGCTGCTCGCCGTTGCCGGACGCCAGATCGACCCATACGTCTTCTACGCCTTCGAACTGCAAGACGGCGGCGTGAAGATCCTTGCTGGCTGTCGCTGGTTCTCGCCGGCCGAATTCCGGGACCACGTTTCCGAGGCCTACCCCGACACCGACAAGGCCACCGAGACGCTGCACATCCTCGACTTCATCGAGGTCCGGATGGCCAGCCTCGGCATCGCGGCGCCGGCCAAGTCCGAGGCGGCCTGAGCCATGTGCAGGACCGACTTCGAAGCCGTCAACGCTCGCGGCGTGACCATCCGGACCTTCGGCGATCTGGACCACGCGCGCCGCTGGGTGCGCGAGCACGCCCCGGAGCATGACGGCCTGCACGTCGACGAGGTGACCACCCAGGTCAGCCGCCGCCGCGTCTTCCGCCCGCAGATTCGTCTGGTTGGCGCGGCGAGGGCTGGCTGATGTTCGACGACCTCACCCATCTGCGGAAGGGCCTCGTCGCCAGCGGGCGCTGGACCCCGGATCGCAAGCTGATCCTCGTCCGCGAGATCAACCGCGGGCGGCTCACGCGGGCTCAGGCCTGCGCCGAGTTCGACCTGTCGACCGAGGAACTGGCGTCGTGGATCGGTCGGTCGCAGCGGCACGGCCGCCGTGGCCTCGCGGTTCGCTGCCTGCAGGTGGCGCGGTGATGGTTGTCGCCCTCACCGCATCCGACGAGGCCGACCTGCGCCGTCTGGTCGCCGCCGCTGACGAGGGAATCGCCCTTGGACGCGACTTCCCCCTGAGCACCGCCACCCGCCTTGAGATGTCCGGCTTCGCCCGCATCAAGGACGGCCGCCACTTCCGCGCCTTCGCCACCGGCGTCGGCAAAGCCCACACCCGGAGGACTGCGTCTTGAACGCTCACGCCACAATCAATGCCCCTGTCCCGGTGAAGGTTGACGAGGCCGCCAGCCTCCCGGCCGTGATCACCGAGGTGACAGCGGTTTCGGTCCTGAAGGAACGCGAGGAATTCGACGCGCTGTTCGCCAGGATCGAGGCGGAGAACGAGGGCATCGTCCCCGACCTGACCACCGCCGCCGGCCGGGCCGAGATCAAGTCTCGCGCCTTCAAGATCACCAAGACCAAGACCGCCATCGACGACGCCCGGAAGAAGCTGACCGAGGCGGCCCGCAAGCAGGTGGACGCCGTGAACGCCGCCGGCCGCGTCATCTGGGATGAGCTGGAAACCCTGGCCGCCGAGGTCCGCAAGCCCCTCACCGATTGGGAGCAGGCCGAAAAGGACCGGGTGGCGGCATGCGAGCAGGTGATGGCCGATCTTCGGACCGCCGCCGTCGTCACCCTGGAGGACACCAGCGCAACCGTCGCCGAGCGCTTCGCCAGGATCGAGGCCACCGACATCGACGAGGCCATTTTCCAGGACCTCACCGACAACGCCAGGGCCAACCGGGCCGTCACTCTGCAGACCCTGACCGCCGCCCTGGAACGGCTGCGCAAGGGCGAGGAAGAGGCCGCCGAGCTGGCCCGCCTGCGGGAACGTGAGGCCGAGCGCCAGCAGGCTGAAGCGGCTCGCCTGGAACAGGAAGCCGCCGCCCAGAAGGAACGGGACGCCCAAGCCGAACATGAGGCTCAGGTGGAACGCGACCGCCTCGCCGAGCAAGAGCGAATCCAGCGCGCGGCCGACGACGCGGCCCAGGCCGAACGGGACCGCGCCGCCCAGGAACAGGCCCAGCGCGACGCCGACCACCAGGCCCAGCTCGCCGCCGAGAAGCGCCGCGCCGACGAGGCCGAGGCCGCCGAAGCCAAGCGCCTCGCCGACGCCAAGGCTCAGGAGGAAGAGGACGCCCGCCGCGCCCAGAACCTCGCCCACCGCAAGCGGATCATGGGTCAGGCCGGCGCCGACCTGATGAAGCACGCCGGCGTCACCGAAGAGCAGGCCCGGACCATCGTCCTGGCCATCACCGGCGGGAACATCCGTCACACCAGCATCGGGTTCTGAACATGGACATGGACACCATCGACCGCACCGAGGCGGAAGCCACGGCCAAGCCCCTGCGGGCCCCGAAATCGGAAGCCGCCTCTCTGCTGGCCGCCATCCTTAAGACCGGCAAGGACGCCGCCTTCTCGCCCGAGAAGTTCGACAGCCTGATCGGCCTCTACGAGCGCATCGGCGAGCGCGACGCCAAGCGGGCCTTCCACGAGGCCAAACTCCAGATGCGCCCGCTCCTGCCGGTGATCACCCGCCGCGGCGAGCTGATCGCCCAGGACGAGATCGTGGCCTATGCGATGTGGGAGGACATCTGCGACGAAGTCCTGCCGATCCTGAACCAGCACGGTTTCGACCTCGCCTTCCGGACGGGCCTGCCGACTGCCGGGAAGGTGTCGGTGATCGCGGTGCTGAAGCACGTCGATGGCCACGAGGAGACCGCCGAGGTCTTCCTGCCGCCCGACCCCTCCGGCGGAAAGAACCCGCTCCAGGCCGTGGGCTCCGCCCTGAGCTACAGCAAGCGGCAGGCCGCCACCCTGGTGATCAACCTCACCAGCCGGGACGAGGATGACGACGGCGTGGCCGGCGGGGGTGGCGCGGCGCCCGACACGATAACGCCCGCCCAGGTCGCCGACCTGCAAAGCAGGATCGAGGCGGCTCACGGCGATGTTCGCAAGCTCCTGGCCTATTTCAAGATCACGGCCCTCGCGGACCTGCCCAGCACGAAGCTCGCCCTGGCGATCCGTCTGGCCGACGCCAAGGCAGGTGCGTGATGGAAATCCACACCTGCGCCCAGGGAAGCCCGGAATGGTTCGCCGTTCGCGCCGGCATCCCGACCGCCTCCGAATTCTCCACCGTGATGGCGTCCGGCAAGGGCGGAGGGGAGAGCAAGACGCGGAAGACCTACATGCTCAAGCTGGCGGGTGAGAGGCTGACCGGCAAGCCGATGGAGAACTTCTCCGGCGGAGCCATGAAGCGCGGGAAGGAGTTGGAGGCCGAGGCCCGTGACCTCTACGCCTTCCTCACCGACGCCGAGCCGGAACAGGTGGGGTTCATCACCAACGGCCCGATGGGGTGCAGCCCGGACTCCCTGCTGAGCACGAACGGGCTTCTGGAGATCAAGACCGAAGCCCCGCACCTGCTGATCGGGTCGCTGGACCGGAACGATTTCCCGCCGGACCACAAGGCCCAATGCCAGGGCCAGCTGATGGTGGCCGAGCGCGAATGGCTGGACCTTGCGATCTACTACCCCGGTCTGCCGCTGATCACCCACCGCACCTATCGGGACGAGTCCTATATCGCCGCGATGCGTCGGGAGATCGACGTGTTCAACGCCGAGCTCGACGCCCTAGTGCACCGGGTGCGCGCCCAGGGCCAGATCGTCCGGAAGGCCGCCTGAGATGGCCGGGATCGTCCTTCCAATCCCGATGCGCTGGGACGGGGAACACATGGTCCCCCTGGCCGGCCACACGCGGCGCGCCGATGATCAGTTCGTCATCGGCGCCGTCTATCCGATGGTCGAGGCCGCCGATCGGTCGCCGGAGACGCACAAGCACTTCTTCGCGACCGTCCGCGAGGCCTGGAACCACCTGCCTGAATCCCTGGCCGAGCGGTTCCCCTCCGACAAGCACCTGCGGAAATTCGCGCTGATCAAGTCGGGCCACTGCGATCAGCGGTCCCTGGTCTGCGCCACCAAGGCCGAGGCCCAGCGGGTCGCCGCCTTCATGAAGCAGGCCGACGGCTATGACCTGATCACCGTCCGCGACAACGTCGTGGTCCACTACACCGCCCACAGCCAGGCCGAGAAGGCCATGGGCCGCGAGGTCTTCCAGAAGTCGAAGGACGACGTCTTCCGGGTGATCTCTCAGATGATCGGGGTCGAGGTCACCTCGCTCCGGAAGGCGGCAGCCTGATGGCTCTCACCGCCGACGAACGCATCGAACTCCACCGCATCGAGAAGGCCGCCCGCGACCTGCGCGCCAAGAAGAACGCCGAGTCCAAGGAACGCATGGCTGCCAGCCGGAAGGTCCGCGCCAAGGCGGTGGATCGCTCGCGGCCGGAACAACGCCAGCCGCCCGCCCGCGACACCGGGTATCTGGCCTTCCTTCGCCGCCTCCCCTGCATCGCCGGAGTGATGGGCTTGCCGGACTGCGAGGGCGCCACCCAGGCGGCGCACCTGCGCTTCAGCGACGCCGCCCAAGGTCGCCGCAATCCAGGCATGGGCAACAAGCCTAGCGACCGCCACGCAACGCCGCTCTGCGCGCACCACCACCTCCGCGATCAGCACGCGCGCCAGGAGCAGGCCTTCTGGAACGGCCTCGGCATCGACCCGGGCGACCTGAGCGCGGCCCTCTATGCCGCCTACCTCGCCGATGACGATGGCCTAGCCGTCCTGCACCAGTTCGCGCCCGGAAGGACACCAGCATGAACTACCGTCCCTGGCCCCTGTGGATCGCCACGGCCCTCGCGGGCGGCGCGCTCGCTGGCCTCTATGCAGGGCTCGGAGGGCCGGTCTGATGCGCGGCTTCCGATCCGATGACGAGGCTCGCCCGGTCCGCCTGGCTGATGTCGCGGCCATCGTACAGCGGGAAACCGCCCAGGCCTGGCTGATCGACGCTGGCGACGTGACGGTCTGGATTCCCAAGTCCCAGGCGGAACGGAACGACGACGGCACCTTCACTTTGCCCCTCTGGATGGCTGAAGAAAAAGGGCTCGTCTGATGGATGTGATCACCAGAGCAGATGCGATCACGCGGAACCTGCGCCGATACTACACCGGCGAGCCTTGCATACATGGCCATGTCTCCGAGCGGCTTACTAGCAGCCGTCAGTGCTTGACGTGCGCGAGATCTAGAAACCTGGATTGGGCCCAGCAAAACAAACCGAGATTGGCGAGAAACCGTCGGGCCAGACGCCTCGCGACCCCTGACCGCCATCGCACCTATGATCGCGAGCGCTATCAATCGGACCCGCGCATTAAGATGCTGTCCGCCGCGAAGCAGCGCTCGAAGGCGAAGGGCCTGCACTTCGATATCACTGCGGCCGACATCACAATCCCGACCCATTGCCCGTTGCTAGAAATTCCACTGGAGATCGGCAGTCGGAAAATATCTGACAATTCTCCGACCCTAGACCGTGTCCACAACGATGCGGGCTATGTAATCGGCAACGTTATTGTTATCAGTCATCTAGCGAACCGCTGCAAAGGGTCATTGCAATCGGCTGATCTTCTTAGGATCGCCATCAACCTGCACAATCTAGAGCAACACGCTACCATGCCGGAGTGGATGGCCACCGAGAAGGGGCTGATCTGATGCGCCTCGATGTCGACGGCCTCTGCCACCGCACCCTTCGAATCCTGGCCGACCAGCCCTCCGACTATGAGGCGATGCGGGACGTCCTGGGGATCACCGGACGGACCCGGAGTCGCTTCCACTACGCCATCAACGCCTGGGTGGACGCCTGGCTGATCTGTTCCAGGAACGGGATCTACTACCTCCGCAAGTGTGGCGCGGAGGCGCTGGCCGAACTCGATTCAGGCCGGGAGTGGGTCTGCCATGCGCAGGCAGGTCCGACCGTCCGAACCTTCAACTATCAACCTAAGGAGCGCGCCAGTGCGTGAGCTGATCGTCGACCTCTTCGCAGGGGGCGGTGGCGCCTCCACCGCTATCCTGGCGGCCACCGGACGGCACCCGGACGTGGCGGTGAACCACAACGCCGCCGCCATCGGCGTGCACCAGGCCAACCACCCTCAGACCCGCCACTACACCTGCGATGTTCGCGAGGTCGACCCGGTCGAGGCGTGCAGCATTGACGGCGTCCAGCACCCTGTGGGGCTCATGTGGGCGTCGCCGGACTGCACGCACTTCAGCAAGGCCCGCGGCGGAAAGCCCGTCGAGAAGGGCATCCGGTCCCTGGCCGACGTGGTGGTGGTCTGGGCCAAGCTGGTCCGTCCTCGCCTGATCCACCTGGAGAACGTCGAGGAATTCCAGGACTGGGGCCCGGTGCTGGAGAACGGTCAGCCCTGCCCCGACCGCAAAGGTCTGGATTTCCGCAGGTGGGTGAAGGACCTGCAAGACCTCGGCTATGCCGTCGACTGGCGCGAGCTGGTGGCCGCCGACTACGGCGCGCCGACCACCCGCAAGCGGCTGTTCCTGATCGCCCGGTGCGATGGCGAGCCGATCCGCTGGCCCGAGCCCACCCACGCGAGCCGGGCGACCCTGGCCAAGGGTGACCTGTTCACCCGGAACCTGAAGCAGTGGCGCGCCGCGGCCGAGATCATCGACTGGTCTATCCCGGTCCCGAGCATCTTCACCCGCAAGAGGCCCCTGAAGCCGAAGACCCAGGCGCGGATCGCCAAGGGCCTGAAGCGCTATGTCATCGACGCGGCGTCGCCTTTCATCGTCCCGGTGACCCACACGGCGGACGCCAGCCGGGCGCCCAGGTCGGCGGACGAACCGCTTCAGACCATCACCAGGGCCAAGGGCGGCGAGCTGGCGGTGGCCGCGCCTCACATCACGAAGTTCCGGTCGGGATCGGTCGGACACGACATGGGCGGCCCCCTGCACACCGTGACCGCCAACGGATACGAAAAGCGACCGGGCGGCGCGGCCCCGTTAGGCCTCGCGTCTGCGCTCCTGACCAGCGTGGCGTATGGGGATGATCGACCCGGCGCTGGCCTTCGGGCCTGGCCGGCGGACGGGCCGATGAGGACGGTGACGGGCTCGACCGACGCAGCGCTCGCCTCTGTCTACCTGGAACGGGCCAACACCCACGACATCGGTTCCGACGCCTCGGCGCCCGCCCGGACCGTGACCGGAAAGGGCCACCAGGGCGTCGTGAAGGCTGATCTCGCGCCGGACACGCTGATGGCCGGCGCGAGCGTCGGAGTGGGCGGCCGGGCCGGCCAGAGCCCGCCGCGCGGCCTTGACGATCCGTTGCACACCGTCACCGCCAAGGCCGACCGGGCCGCGGCCATCGCCTTCCTCCAGAAGATGAACCAGAACGGCATCGGCACCGACATGACCGATCCCCTGGTGACCGCGATGGCCCAGACCCCGCGCCACTACGAGGTGGCCGCCTACATGGCGCGGCAATTCGGGTCGACGGTGAGCGGCCGAGACCTCGCCGACGCGGCTCCGACCATCATGGCGGACGGTGCGGGCGGCAAGACGGGCATCGTCGCGGCGGCCATCGACAAATACTACGGCTCCGGCGTCCCGGCTGATGTCGCTGAACCCCTGGACACGGCAACCGACAAGGCCCGCTTCGGCCTGGCCAGCGCGTTCCTGGAACAGGCGAACACGGGCGTGGTCGGCCACAGCGTCCAGGCCCCGGTGTCGACGATCCTGGCGGCTGGCTGCCACCAACGGCTGATCGAAGTGGGGATGGTCCCGGCCAACGATGACGAGAGCCGTCGGCCCCATGTGATCTCCTTCCTCTGGGAGCACTTCGGCGAGCCCACCGAGGGCGAGTGGGCCGACCCGACCGGTTCGCCCGGCGCCCGGCTCAAGTTCGGCCTGGTGATCATCGGCGGCCAGGTCTGGCAGATCGTGGACGTGGGCATGCGGATGCTGGTCCCGCGCGAGTTGTTCAACGCCCAGGGATTCCCGTTCTGGGAGCAAACGTTCAGGTTTGAGTCATGGCACGCCCCCGTAAACCCGGAGGCGGTCGGCCGCGCTCCTGCGCCCGTGAAGTCCGCGCGTGCGAAATCTGTCGCGAGCACTTCACCGCAATCGTCAACAGCCGGCCGAAGCGAACCTGCAGCCGTGTCTGCGCTGATCGACTTAGGGCGCGGGGTTCTTCAGCTACGCAGGACCGAAAACTTACCCAGCGGTGTCCCGTCTGCGGAATTGAGCGTCGACGTTCCCCTACCTATCGAGATCGCGTCTGCTGCTCGAATGCTTGCGCCGCAGAATGGCGGAAGCGCCAGCGCCCCCGCACGCTCACCACCGAGCGCCAAGCCTTCTACACCAGCAAGCCCTGGCGTGAGGTCAGCCTTGTCGTCTGGCGTCGGGATGACGCCCGATGCAAGCGATGCTGTCGGCGGCATGTCTATCGGGACCGGCCCTACGAGGTTCACCACATCGCCGGATGGACAGCCTTCCCCGAGCTTCGCCTCGATCCTGGAAACCTTGTTCTCCTTTGTCACGGCTGCCATCGCTTCGTGCACTCCCGACGCAACGTCGAAGGTGCCTTTCTCCGTCGAGCTGAAGGTCCAGCACCACTACGTCATCGACACGATGGCTGACGGCACCCCGGTGACCAAGACCGCCCAGACCAGCATGGCCGGCAACAGCGTCAGCCCGCCGCCTGCCGAGGCGTCCCTACGGGCCAACCTGACCTGGATGGACCTTCCAGATCGGATCGCGGCATGAGCGAGCTCATTTTCATCGGCGGCCAATCGTTGGCCCTGGGCTTCGGGGTTTCGCCCACCGAGCTTCCGCCGGCCTGGCACTCAGGCGCCGATGTCATGATCTGGCGGTCCGACCACTTTGAGGTGATGGAGCCCGGCATCAACACGGGAACCCCGGCGAATCCAGGCGTCTTCGGCCCGGAGGTCGGGTTCGCCATCGCCTGGCGCGCGGATCATCCGGGCGAGACGCTCTACCTCGTGAAGTCGGCGAAGGGCTCCACCGGCATCGCCGATGACCCAACCCAGCTCGACTGGTCGCCGGCCTCGCACGAGCTGTTTGACGCCACGACAGCAGACATCGCCGCGGCGAAAGTCACGGCCTGGCTGCCGGTCTCCGCGATCATCTGGGTCCAGGGTCAGCAGGACGCGATAGATCCCGCAAAGGCAGCGGCTTACCGGGCGAATCTCGGTGAGCTGTTCCTGCATATGCGGGTGGACTGGGCCGGCTGGGACACGCCGATAATCTTCGCCAGGATCGGCGAGGCGGCGCACCTGCCTTATCAGGACCTCGTGCGCGCGGCCCAGGCTCAGGTCGCCGCAACCGACCCGCTGGCCTTCATGGTCGACGCCGATTCCTTTGCTCTTCAGGCGGACCACCTGCACCTGTCAGGCGCCGGCGAGGTCCAGCTGGGCGCCGCCGCAGAGGGCGTGCTCGCCGACATCGAGGAGCCGCCAAGGCTCGTTCCCGAACATGACCAACAGGTGCGCGGATGGGCGCTGTCGATGCCATGAACGCCCGCCCCATCCTGTTCTCTGCTCCGATGATCCTGGCCCTACTGGATGGCCGGAAGACGCAGACGCGGCGGATCGTGAAGCCGCAGCCGAGCGCGTACGCAGGTGGGATTCACCCGGCGCACGCGGGCCGCGCGAACCTGAAGCCGACCCCCTACTTCGACAGCTATCGGAACGCCCCGCGGACTGAGGCGAACCCCGGTCGGATCAGCCAGCGCTGGTGCTGGTGGACTGAGGACGACCGCCAGGGCCCCGACTGGATCAAGTGCCCCTATGGCGTCCCTGGCGACGTGCTGTGGGCGCGGGAGAGCGGCCTTGAAGGAAAGCGGCCATCCGACTTCCGGATCTTCGCGCATGACGCCGCGCCCGGCCGATACTGGGTGAACTCAGATGCCGGCCGATACGGCGCATCCTACGGCTCCGCGATCACTCGCGAGAGCATGATCCGCACCGGGAGCTGGAAGGTCCGCCCCTCCATCCACATGCCCCGCTGGGCCTCCCGCCTGACGCTCCAGATCACCGACGTTCGGGTGGAGAAGCTGCAGGACATCAGCGAGGGTGACGCCGAGGCCGAAGGTGTCGAGCCCCCGGCGACAGAGCGCGAAAACCATGACTGGTCGATCTGCCCTGAATGCGGCGGCACGGGCCTCCACGGCGCGCTCGGTGCCAACCTCGGCTACATGGAAGTCGACTGCGCCGACTGTGACACCCACAAGAAGCGCTACCAGCACCTCTGGAACAAGATCAACGGCGACGGCTCCTGGGACGCCAACCCCTTCGTCTGGGCCCTGACCTTCACGGTCCACCAGCAGAACGTCGACGCCTTCATGGCGGCGCAGGCGGCGGCCTGATGCCCTGCACGGTCACCACCCTGCCCAACGGCGCCCGGGCCATCGTCTGCACGTCCGGCCGGCGCAAACGCTGCGCCTGCGGCCGACCGGCGACCAAGGAATGCGACTGGAAGGTGCCCGGGAAGAAGAGCGGCACCTGCGACCGGCCGATCTGCGCAGCCTGCACCCACGTCCCCGCCCCCGACAAGGATCTCTGCCCGCAGCACGCGGCTGAATGGAAGGCCCGAGCCCGATGACTGAAGCCTATCCCCTGGCTTGGCCGGAAGGCTGGCCCCGCACACTGCGCGCTGACCAGAAACAGGGCTGGGCGGCATTCAAGCGCCAGGTCGACAACGGCCGCTATCGGTCCGGCCAGGCCTGGACCTTCGCCGCCGCCCGCGACGCCCTTCTCGAAGAGGTCTGGAAGCACAAGCCGCAGAGCGTGACGCTTTCGTCCAACTTCCAGCCTGGAAAGAACGGGCCAGTCGAGGGCCGCAAGCGCCCGGATGACGAGGCGGTCGCCATCTACTTTCAGCGCAAGGGCAAGCCCTACGTGATGGCCTGTGACCGCTATGGCGACGCCGAGGGAAACATGCGCTCCCTCGCCCTGGCCCTGGAGGCGATGCGCCAGCTCGAGCGCCACGGCGGCGGGACCATGATGGAGCGGGCCTACGAGGGCTTCGCGGCTCTGCCGGCGCCGAAACGCTGGTGGGAAATCCTCGGCGTTGCGCCGGACGCCACGACGCCCGAGGTCGAGAGCGCCCACCGCGCCAAGGCCAGGGCTGCGCATCCCGACGCCGGCGGATCCGATGCGGCGATGGCCGAACTGAACGCAGCCCGTGACCAGGCGAGGTCTGCATGACCCCTGCCGCGGAAGCCCTCAAACCAGGACCAACCCCAATGACACAAGTGTCGGATGAAGAACTAACCCGGTATCGAGAGGTCGCGGAGAAGGCGACGCCGGGCCCGTGGGAGGCGTGCGGCGGATGCGTGACCAATTGGCACGACAACACCTTCGAAATGGAGTGGATCGCGAACGGGCAGGACGCTGAAGGTGAAGCTGATGGCGTCAACGCCAATGTTGACGCCGACGCGCTGCACATCGCCACCTTCGACCCGCCGACCGTCATCCGTCTCCTCGCCGCCCTCACCTCCAAGGACGAGGAGGTCAGCCAGCGTGATTTCCTCCTGGCGGTCATGGCGGCGTGTGCGGAGCGTGATTGGCCGCCAGTCAATGCTTCGGAGGAAGCGTGGGCTATCGAACGCCTAGAGGGGGCGCTTGAGAGTGTATACGAGGCCCCGCGCAAATCCGACGTCCGGCTTGCGCTCCGCGCCCTCCAATCCGCCGAAGCCCTAGCCCTCTCCCTTCAAGGGGAAGTGGATAGGCTGAGGGGGGCGTTGGAGCGGATCGGTAGGGCGGCTGATTGCGGGTGCTGGCCATGCACGGGACAATGTCGGTCGCAGGAGTCTCTCGCGACTGAAAACGACGAAATCCGCGAACTCGCCCGAGCCGCCCTCTCCCAATCCCCCCTCCCCGATACTTCACCGGGCGATGAACAAGGCGTCCGCATTGGCCTCGCCGCCGACTATTGCAGGATCATCGCCAAGGTTGATGACCTAGCCACGGCGCGCGCTCTCGCCCTTGCATCGCTGGATGTCCTGACGCTGCCCGTCTCTGAACTTGAACCGGATACCGCAGCGGCTTTCGAGGGCGTCTCGGCGGCCCAGGCGACCAGTTCGGAGGTGGAGAGGGGTTGGCTGATCGAGGAGTGGGCGTCCAAGACCGGCACGTTCAGGGCGCGCTGGTGGTCGCTTGAGGCCGGAGACGATGATGTCCCCGGCTCATGGTCGGCAGACGTCAACGCCGCCCTCCGGTTCGCTCGCGAGCGAGACGCACAAGCCTATATCGACGACACAGGATGGACCGAGGCGAAACCGACCGAGCACATGTGGCCCCTTGCCCATCAGGGGGTGGAGAAGTGAGAGGCGATATTCGCTATCTGGAAGGCCGGGCGTGGCGGCATGACCCGCAGTACGACGACCCGGACCTAGAGACTGATGTCGGCCCTTGCCCAGATTGTGGCGGCTCCTGCGTTGAGATGTACGTGGGATGGGAGAACAGCGTCAGCGAGCGCCCGTGTTCGACGTGCTGCGAGCCCGACCAATGAAAGGTCGCGAGTTTCTGACGTGGTTCGTCGCCCAGCCTCAGTCGTGGTGCGCGACGTGCCGCTCATGGAACGAGGTCAACCCGCCCGCATGGTGGCGCGGGAACTGTCACCATGCCCGCGCGCCCCTAGCTCAGCAGGACCCCAACCAATGCAAGTGAAGCCTACCCAAGCCCAGCGGCGGCTGCTTGAGCATGTCGCCGCGCATTCCGGCCAACTGCGCAGCTACATGAGCAGGCGCGACTTCCCGGTGTCCGTCTGCCGTCGCGACACTTTGCTTCGCACGCTCTCGGCTGGCTGGCTCGAACCTCCGCGCCTGACACCGACGTGGACGTACGAACTTACCCCCACCGGTCGCGCCGCCCTTGATCAGGGGGTGGAGAAGCCATGAGCGCCATCTACGACAAGACCGGCCGCGAGATCATGCAGGGCGATGTCCTGAAGGTCTTCCATTTCGTTGGTCGCCGCAACAAGCGCCACTTTATGTATAAGCAAGTTGTTGAGGAGCGGTTGTTGGGCAAAGACCAAAACGCATATTGGCAAATCAGTCACCTTAATCAGCGCGAAGGCGACGGGTATCTGATGGCCAAGGATGGCGCAGTCTACAATGACTATGAGATTGTGCAGAGCATTGATGCCCACTTTGAGGATCGGCCACGGAAGGCCACCCGCGCCGGTCGCTCTGCCCTAGAGCAGGAGGAAGGGCGGTGAGCGGCGTCCTGAACTTCATCGCCTACCACGTTTATACGAGCCTGCCATGGACCCTCGTCAAGGGGCGTTTCGGGCTCTGGCTACTGCCCGGCGCTGGTGCGTGGGCTTACCGAAAGGACCGCTCATGACCTCCCCCGAAGAGCTTTTGCCCTGTCCGTTCTGTGGTGGCGCGGCTGCGCATGGCCTCTGGGCCGAAGGTCGGATGTCAGTCCGCTGCATGGGCTGCGACTGCGAAGGGCCGCTATGCGCCAAGCCAGTTCCTGAGGTCTGCATCAATATCAGGCCTTGGATTGATGAAGCGTACCGAAACTGGAACCGTCGCGCCATGGTTCAAGCCGGTTCCCCTGTTGATGGGGGGTGGAGGCCTATCGAGACGGCGCCGAGGGATGGGACGCGGATTGGCCTCGCCTTCGGCTCTGACGCCTCGACGGCGGGTTGGTACGAGGACGACGACAACGACTCCTACCCATGGAAAATCCTCGACCGGGGATTGATGGACGATCAGTTCAGGAGCCGCAATGGCCTGAACGCCGCACGGGATGACAAGTACGGCCCGACACACTGGCGTCCCCTTCCCCTCTCCCCAGCTTCAGGGGAGCCGGGTTGATGGACGGTGACCCCAACATTTGGCGCGTCTGCCACGTCATCACGGGCGACTGCAAACAGTGCCCAGAGTCCAAAATGGTCGGCGGCGATGAGTGTACGCCCGGCTGCTACCTCCAAGCGGTCGAGTGCGTGAACGTGGTCGAAACAGGCAACCCATGGCGCAAGATGGAAGGTGTTCGTGCGCCTTGGATCGTCGCCCAACCCAACGGGGAGAAGGTAGATGGATAAGGACCCCATGAGCGATTCAGAGATTGAAGGGCTAGTGGGAAGGCTGGGGTTCCACGGCCGCCATGGTTCGGAAACCCAGCAAGAGTGCGCGGTCCGAAAGAATGCCGAGCGGGAAGAAGCCGCCTCCGCACTCCGACAGCTCATGGAGGAAAGGGGGTGCCGGGACATGGCGAGCGCGCCGACCGACGGAACGCGCATCCTGATCGACCTCGCCCGGTATGTGAAATGGGAGTGGATTGAAGGCGGCGCGCCAGCTCCCTACGCGACCGGTTCTGAACAGGGGAAGGCGGATGGCTGACCCGGCCCGCCTCGATCCTGACCATCTGCCTTTGCGGATGACCACGGCCGAGGTGTGCCAGCTCAGCCGCTTCTCGATCTCTACGTTCAACCGCATGCGCCTCGCCGCCCCGGCCTGGCTGCCGCCGTCCACCGTTCAGGGCGGACGGTCCACAGTTTTCGACCGCAGCGCGGTTCTCAAGGCCCTCGGCCTCACCACGGATGGAGCGACCCATGCCCCCGCGGGCGATGAATGGACCTTCGACCCCGATGCCTATCGTGCAGCTCGATCTCGGCCGGTACGTCACCGTGCGGCCCCGAAAGGACGGGACGGCGCGCGTGCTGTTCGAAGTGCCGGCAAGGCTCCGGCCCTCAGGCTGGTTGCCGCAGACGCCCCTGCCGATCGAGGGTGAGCGCCGCGGCGACCTGAATGATGCCTCCGAGGTCCACAGGATCCGGCAGGACGCCAAGACACTGCTGCAGAAGCTCCAGGCCGCGCGAATGGGCCGCGAGGTGGGACCACCGGCAAAGTCGATGCCTGACCTGATCCGATCCTGGCAGACGACGCACGGCTTCAAATCAAAGCGGCCGCGCACCCAGGAGGGCTATCTCTACCACGCGAGGCTGATCGAAGCCTGGTCACGCGCCATTGGCCACAAGCCCGTCTCCGGACTCACCTTCCAGCCGATCAGCGACTTCCTCAGCAGTTTCGACGACCGGCCGACCACACGGCGCCACGTCAAGATCGTCTTCAAGATGCTGCTCGACCAGGCCATCCGCCTCGGCTGGCGCACCGACAATCCGCTCTCGGCCCTGAAGATGGGCGCCCCCGAGTCCACCGTTCTGATTTGGGAGCCGGAGGACGCCGAGCGGCTGGCTGATCTCTGCGTGACCGCTGGCCAGCCCTGCGTCGCCGCGATCATCCTGACCCAATGGGAGATCGGCCAGCGGATGACCGACATGCGGCTGTTCCGCCGCAAGGCAGAATATCAGCCGCAGGACAGGGCGTTCCGCTTCTGGCAGTCGAAGACCGACAGCTACGTCCACATCGAGGCGAGCGACAAGCTGGCGGCGCTGCTGGATGAGGTGCAGCTGGAGGGCAGCCCCTACCTGTTCACCGACGCCAAGACCGGGAAGCCGTTTGCTGAGAAGCGCCTGGCCCACGTCTTCCAGGCAATCCGGGACGCGGCTGGCGAGCGGCCCTTCGTCCTGCGGGCCCTTCGCCACAGCTGCGTCGTCCAGTTGGCCCGCGCCGGCTGCACCATCGCCGAGATCGCATCGGTCACCGGCCACAGCCCGTTTTCGGCCGAACAGATCATCTCCAAATACCTCCCGCGCGATAGCCAGATCGCCCGAAATGCCCAGGCGAAACGGGGGCTGGTGAGAACGAAAAGCGCCTAG